GTGTATGTGGCTTTCGTCATTGACGCCTACGCACGCCGGATCGTCGGCTGGCGGGCGAGCCAAACAGCCCACGCAGGATTCGTGCTCGACGCTTTGGAACAGGCTGTTCACGACCGCCGCCCGGACAAGGGCGCGGGGCTCGTCCATCATTCCGACCGCGGGTCGCAATACCTGTCAATCAAATACACCGAGAGATTGGGTGAGGCGGGCATCGAACCCTCTGTCGGCAGCGTCGGCGACAGCTATGACAACGCGCTGGCGGAGACCATCAACGGCCTCTTCAAGGCCGAGGTCATTCACCGTCGCGGACCGTGGCGCAACTTCGAGGCTGTCGAATACGCCACCCTCGAATGGGTCGACTGGTTCAATAACCGCCGCCTGCTCGAGCCGATCGGGAACATCCCTCCGGCGGAAGCAGAGGCAAACTTCTACGCGGCTCTGGAAGCCGAAGACATGGCCGCATAACTAATCGTAATCAGCCTCCGGCAAACCCGGAGCGGTTCATACTGCCCGCAACCTATGCTCAGTACGCGGCACTCAGTCGGTGCGAACCCGAGCGGCCCGGTGGCATCAGCCAACGCGTAGAGCGCGGGATTGTTCGCCACATAGCCGCCGTCGAAGAGCTCAACATCGTTACCTGTGCTCGTTCTCACGATCTTGCGCTCAAAGAACGGGTACGCCGAACAAGACGCTTCCACCGCGTCGGCGAGCGTGCAGCCGAAGCCCGGAACAAATGTAGCGCGCCTGCCGTGTGCTTGGGTCTGCATGCTCTTGAAGATCATCGGCGTCTCGAGTTGCCACTTCGTAGTCACGACACCAAGGCCAGTGCGAACCGTGTCGAAACCATCCTCTCCGAAGACCTTCTCCCCAACGGCGCGAAGACGCCGCGTGCGTTCGCGCGGTTTCTTGGCTTGCATGATATGCGGGACGTGCTCTCGATAGAGGCAATGGATTTCTTCGACCGACTTTCCGGTAGCCAACAGCGTGGCGATGATCGAGCCGGTACTTGTCCCGAAGATCAAGTCGAAGCTCTCGTGAATGGGGTGAGGGAGCACCGCTTCGACCTCGGCCAGCACTCCGAGGGAATAGAAGCCTTTCGCTCCCCCACCGTCCAAGCTCAAGATCCTGCAAATGCCTTCTGGCATCGGAAGCACGCTCCAAATGATATCCAGATATAGTGGATGGCGCGTAGGTCGTATGCAAGGGTTAGCGGAGCATCGTCAAATGTCCGTTCTGTGATGCTGTGCCAGGTGAGCTCGCTCTCGGAACCAACGGCCGCTCCGCGCCCTTCGCCCGGATCCTGTTTTGTCTGAAGCTGCCCGGCGCTAGTCGTGGAGTTCTGTCCCAACCTCCCCGGTGGTCCCAACCTTGTCCCAACCCCCCGAGGGGGTTGGGGACACGAAAAGCCGTTCAAAAACAACGGTGTCCCCAACCTCACCCCGTCGTCCCAACCTTTTGCTACACATTCATGTGGGAGAACGGAAAAGGTCGGGAACATGTTTTTCTATACGAAAAGAGAAGGACCCCCGTTGGGGACACCGAGGTTGGGACCACATCCATTCAAGTCATTGGAGTAAAACAATAAAGGGCTGTCCCAACCCCCTCGAAGGTTGGGACCACACGGTCGGAGGTTGGGACCGGGACGGGCAGCGCGTCGATCGTCGCCGGCCGCGTCGTCCCTGGTCGTTTTCGCTTTGGCCGAGGACCGCCGAATGCTACATCTTGCGGTGACCGAAGCCGAAGGCCCACAGCTTGTGAGCCTTCACGATGAACACACAGATCCCCGCACAGGATATCCGCCCCGAGCCGGGCGTGATTTCCCGGTCCTGCATCCTCGCCCTCGACCTCGGCACCACGACCGGCTGGGCACTCCGCAGCCACGACGGACTGATCACCAGCGGCACGGTCAGCTTCCGACCCGGACGCTTCGACGGCGGCGGTATGCGCTACCTGCGGTTCACCAACTGGCTGACCGAACTCGACCGGATGTCCGGCCCCATCGCCGCGATCTGGTTCGAGGAAGTCCGCCGCCACGCCGGCACTGACGCGGCTCACATCTATGGCGGGCTGATGGCAACCCTGACCTCGTGGGCCGAACTGCGGGGCGTTCCCTACGAGGGCGTTCCGGTCGGCACGATCAAGCGCCACGCGACTGGCAAAGGCAACGCGCCCAAGGAGGCGATGATCGCCGCGGCGCGAGCACGAGGGTTCTCACCCGCGGACGACAACGAGGCCGATGCGATCGCCATCCTGCACTGGGCGATCGAGACGAACGGGGGCCTGGGATGAGGTGGTATCCGAAAGGCTACGGCGGCACGCGTCGGGATCCCGACCAGGTGAAGCGCGATGGCTGGCATGACGAGGGTGTGCTCGCCGTATCCGTCGACGACCATCGCCTGACCTGGCCAGAGCGCGAACTGGTGCGTCAGCTCGGCGAGAAGCTGTATGGACCTTGGGCGAGCGACCGGGAGGCCGCGAATGGCTGAGTGGACGCCCACCATGGTCGAGGACCGCCTTGAGAGCGCGGCCGACGTGTTCCGGTCGCTGCCCGAGGTGAAGCCGCAGGGCTACTTCAACGCCTGGCCCGAGTACTTCCACAGCTTCGCGGACCAGGTCGGCCAGGAGCCACGAACCCGCCGGCCGAAGCCCGGACCGCGCGACATCACGCAGGCCGAGGACGCTCTGCTCTGGCTGCGCTGGCTCGATCCCGCCGATGCGCGCCTGCTCTGGCTTCGGGCGAACCGGAAGCCGTGGAAGCCAATCTGCTGGGAACTCGGCATCAGCCGCGCCACCGCGAACCGGCGCTGGCAGTACGGGGTCGCGGTCATCGTCTGGCGGCTAAACGGGAGGCAGGTGCCGCGGAAGCGGTCGATGGAATTCGTCGTGGCGCAGGTGGCGCACTGAGCCTGTCAAGGCTCGACATGCGCGCGAGACAATTTCCGGCGAGACACCGGACGGCGAGACGGATCGCTCCTCTGACGCTATCCATGGCGATATACTCGGAGTCGTGCGCTCGGGCGAACCGACGCTCATCCCGAGGTGGACACCGCGGCTGGCTTCCGGGGTCCAGCAGGGGTCCAGGCCGCCAAGTCTTTGTTTTCCGGTTCCTTTTCGGGCCGAAACGTATGCTGGCGGGCTTGGCGCGAAACATCGCCAGCGACAGGGCCGATTTTTTGGGAAGCCACCGGAGTCCGGGGTCCACCCGCGACGCCTGAAACCCTCTTGAGTTCAAACACCTGACCGGCCGCCCGGGGTGGATGCCCAGCGGATACCGGAGTCCAGCCGGAAGCCGGTGGACCCTGCCGCGCCGGAGTCCACCCTGCGGATACCGATCGACCATCGACAGGAACCTGCATGACCCTCGCCTTCGCCCCCGAGCGGATCGAGATGTGGCCGCTGGCCAAGCTCCAGCCCTACGCGAAGAACGCGAAGGTGCACGGGGCCGACCAGGTCGCGAAGATCGCCGCCAGCATGGCCGAGTTCGGCTGGACCGTGCCGTGCCTCGTCGGTGAGGACGGGGAGTTGATCGCGGGCCACGGCCGCGTGCTGGCGGCGACGCAGCTCGGTCTGACCGAGGCGCCGGTGATCGTGCTGGGGCACCTGAGCGAGGCGCAGCGGCGGGCATACCGCATCGCGGACAACAAGCTCACGGAACTCTCAAGCTGGGACGAAGCGCTGCTGTCGGCCGAGCTACAGGACCTGCTCGCTGACGACTACGACCTGTCGCTGGTCGGCTTCTCGGACGGCGAACTCGACAAGCTGCTGGCCTACGTCGCGGAAGACGACGGTGAAGAAGGTGGCGCCGGGGGCTCCGTGCCGCCGGTGACCATCCCCGAACCGCCCCGCAATCCCGCGTCGCGCACACGCGACCTCTGGATCCTCGGCGAGCATCGGTTGCTGTGCGGCGACAGCACGAACCCCGAGGACGTCCGCCGCCTGATGAATGGCGAACGCGCGGTCCTGTTCGCGACCGACCCGCCGTACCTCGTCGACTACGACGGCTCGAACCATCCGACCCGCAACAAGGACTGGTCGGCCTCCTATGGCACGACCTGGGACGACAGTTCGCAGGGGGCGGAGCTTTACGACGGGTTCATTGCCGCCGCCGTGGCTGAGGCGATCACCGAGGACGCTGCCTGGTACTGCTGGCACGCCTCGCGCCGCCAGGCGATGCTCGAGGCTTGCTGGGAGAAGGCCGGCGCCTTCGTGCACCAGCAGATCATCTGGGTGAAGGACCGCGGCGTCCTGACCCGGTCGCATTACCTCTGGAAACACGAGCCCTGTTTCATGGGCTGGCGGCGTCCGAACCGCCCGCCGAAGGTGCCCTACCACCTGGTCACCGGCGACGTGCGGCAGGCGAACTACTCGAGCCTGCGCGCCGAGCTCGTCGAGTTCCGCCGCCGCATCGGCCAGCTGCAGCATGGCGTGATCGTACACCAGTTCTGTCGGACGGTCTGGCAGCGCTGGCTGGACACGTCGGTGCTATCGGGCGCGCTGGACCTGCCGGGCTACGGTTCGGCGCCAAGCCGGTTCCGTGCGGTGCAGTGGATCCCGCCGCGCTGGGACTGGGTGGATCCGCTGAAGGACATCCAGGCACAAGTGCTGGCGATGGAAGCCGGCATCACCTCGCGGCGCAAGGTGGTCGAGGCCACCGGCTACGACGTCGAGGAAGTGGATCGCGAGAACGCCGTCGATGCGGCACGCGCCGCGGAGCTGGGGCTCCGCTACCGCACCAGCCCCGGCGAGACGCAGGGCGCGCGGGCGACACCGGCGACGCGGGCCCGGCCTGGCGGTGGAACCGGCGAGGACAGGGGCGACGGTGCCGCGGCGACTGATCCCGCCACCGAACAGGAGTGACGACATGGCAAGCTGGTATGCGATCCGCGCCCGGGGGTGCGGCCGGGAGGACGCACGCGCGGAAGTGGCGATCTATGACGAGATCGGCGCCTACGGGGTCTCGGCGAAAGGCTTTCTCGCCGAACTCGGCGCGCTGCCCGATGCGGCGCCGATCGATCTGAGGCTGAACAGCCCGGGCGGGTCGGTCTTCGATGCCGTCGCGATCTACAACGCGCTCCAGCGTCACGCCGGCCGGGTCACGGTCTGGATCGACGGCATCGCCGCCTCGGCGGCCTCCTACGTGGCGATGGCGGGCGACGAGATCGTCATGCCCGAGAACGCCTTCCTGATGATCCACGATCCGGCCGGGCTGGTGATGGGCACGGCTGGCGACATGCGCGCCATGGCCGAGGCACTCGACAAGGTAAAGGCCAGCCTGGTCGCAGGCTATGCGGCGAAATCCGGCCGGCCGAGCGAGGAGATCGCCGCGCTGATGGCGGCCGAGACCTGGTTCGATGCCGGGGACGCGCTGACCCTCGGACTTGCGACCCGGATGGCCGAGCCGGTCCGCATCGCCGCCCGCTTCGACATCGACCGGTTCCGCAATGCCCCGCCCGCACTGGTCGAGGCGGTGGAGGCAGAGGGACCGATTGACGCTGCGCCGGACGGCGGCACCCGGGACGATGCGGTTCCGGAGACCGGGACGGTACCGCACGGCGGGTCGGACCGGGGCGGAGTGGCCGACGATGCTGCCGACAGCGGCGCAGGACCTGCCGCTGTTGCCGACACAACGGCCAGGGCAGCAACGCCTCAGGGGCATGTTGATCTTTCCGACATGCCCCGCGACGCGCCCGATACCGCGGCGGCGGACCCCGACCGTCCACCACCCGACCTCGCCCCGTCCGAGCCGGCCGCGCTCACGGCACCGATGCTCGCGCCTGCCGATCCCGTGGCGATCCGGGCGGAGGCCATCGCCCATGCCCGCGCCATTGTCGATCTCTGTCGCCTCGCCGGCCAGCCGCAGATGGCCGGCCGCTTTCTCGCGCAGGACGTCGGTCTCGACGAGGTGCGCATGGCCCTTTTCGCAGCGAAAGCGGAGGCCGAACCCGAGATCGCCCCGCATCACCCGCAGCCGGGGCGCAGTTCGGCCGCGCGCCCCTGGCGCGAGATCGTCGCCCGCAGCTTCAATCTGAAAGGATGACACCATGACCACGCTGGTCGAAGGCAAACACCCCGGCGGATTCCTCGTCTGGGAAGCCTTCCGTGACTACACCCGCGAGACGATCGCCGTCGCCGCGGGCACGCTCAAGCCCGGCACGGTGCTGGGCAAGATCACTGCGTCAGGCAAATACGCCGCGCACGATCCCGCCGCCGTCGACGGCACCGAGACCGCCGTCGCCGTGCTCTGGGCAAAGGCCGACGCGAGCGCCGGCGATGTACCGGCCGTTGCGATCGTCCGCGGCCCTGCCATCGTCAACCGCCACGACCTCGTCTTCGCGGGCACGCCCGGCGAGGGCGAGATCGCCGCAGCCCATGCGGCGCTCCTGGCCGCAGGCATCCTCGTCCGCTGATCCGCTGACCGGCCCGCGCCGCACCGACATTCCCGAACCGGAGGCATTCCCATGGCCACCATGGACATCTTCGAAGGCGATGCCTTCACCATCATCGAGCTCACCCGCGCGCTGGAGAGCATTCCGTTCCGACCGGCGCTGCTCTCGGGCTCGGCCCTCTTCTCGCCACGCGGCGTGCGCGCCCGCACCGTCGTGATCGAGAGCCGCGACGGCACGCTGTCGCTGATCCCGTTCTCGGAACGCGGGTCGGCCTACGAGCAGCAGATCCCCGACCGGCGCGAGATGCGTGCCTTCGTCTGCCGGCAGTTCAAGAAGCATGACGTGCTCTGGGCCTCCGAGATCCAGGGCGTGCGGGACTTCGGATCGGAAACTGCTACCCAGCAGGTCCAGACCGAGGTGGCCTACCGGCTGCGCAAGCTTCGCCAGGATGCCGAGACCACCTTCGAGTACCACCTCCTGAACGGCATCCAGGGGATCGTGAAGGACCCGAAGGACCACGCCACGGTGGTGAACTACTTCACCGAGTTCGGCATCAGCCCGGCCGCCGAGATCGACTTCGACCTCGACAACGCCACGCCCGCTTCGGGGGCGCTGCGCAAGCGCTGCCAGGCGCTGATCGAGAGCGTGGAAGAGTCGATGGGCGGGCTCTCCGCCGGTGCGGTGCAGGTCCGGGCCGAATGCGGCTCGGCCTTCTTCGCCGATCTCGTGGCCCACAAGGAGGTGCGCGAGACCTATCTCAACACCGCCGCGGCGGCCGACCTGCGGGGCCGGGTCGCCGACGAGGTCAGCTTCGGCGGCATCACCTTCCGCCGCTACAGGGGCGGCGTCGGCTTCGGCGTGCCGACCGACAAGGCGTACTTCTATCCGGAAGGCATCGAGGGGCTGTTCGAGATCTATTACGCGCCCGCCGACACCTTCGAGACGGTCAACACCCTCGGCCAGCCGCTCTACGCACGTACCATCCCCGATCGTGATCGCGACGAGTGGGTGCGGCTGGAGATCGAGAGCAATCCGCTGCCGATCTGCACCCGCCCGCAGGTGCTGCGCAGCGCGCGGCGGACCTG